GATTTAAAAGCAAATTGTCTGAAGATAATGATAAGTCTGAATCGGATCCGGGGGTTACTGAGTCTGCATAACCAAATAAATCTGGTTCTATTCTCCAAGCTTGAACATCACTATCATAGTATATTTTTACATTACTATCTTTAGACCATTTTAGTCCGCCACTATCCAAAATATACTGATTAACTCCAAGAGATTTTGCTATAACAGCGCCAGTTTCATCAATACTAAAGATAGCATTATTTTTATTAATAGTATCTGTATATGCATTTAAATCATTATATAATGCCCAATAATTTCCCGTTTCGCTATTATTAACATCTAAAAAATTATGTATAGATTGCAATGAAGTAAGTGCTACACTATTGCTTCTATCAGTTGGCTCGTCGTAGTCTAAATCTAATGTATTACCGTTAAGTGCTGATCCAACACCATATATTTTCTGTCCATTAATTTCTAAGTCAGTAATAAGTGTGTTAGCTGCTAAAGTATTTGTAGTAATATGTTCGAATTGTGCAGAATCACCTTCTATAAGATTAACATATGCTAAATGTCTAATGTGAGCTGAGTCAACTCTCATTCCATTGATATACGCAGAATCTATAGTAAGACTGCTTGTTGGTGAACCAAAATCAGATTCAAATTCGTCTACTGGTAACACATCTAAAAATACTTGTGCAGGATTTCCATTTGCATATATGGTAAATATAATATCAGCTGATGTACTTTCTACCCATTGGCCATTCTTTAAAGCGCTTTCGGACTGAGCAACTGCAGTACTTAATCTAAAATCTAATACTCTATTCCCTTGAGGATCAAGAATTGTATTTTCATCAAGATATAGTCTAACTGGGACATTAGATGTATATAATTTTTTATCTGGCGGATTTATACCAGTTTGTATAGCTGATGAATTAGGAAAAAAACTATAACCAGGTAAGGTTTCATCAGTGAAGAACCAACCACGAATATAATCTGGATTAGGTGGAGTTTCTAAATCTACAGAAAACTCAATCCAAATAGTATCATAGTCAATTGTTCTAGCAATTACACCTGATGAACTAGAAGGATCTATTGTCCCGCTTTGCCCTTTGTTCGTGATATAGGAAACTAAATCATACATTATTTAAACTTCGAGCTATTTGTTATCAGATTCAATATTATCTATCTCATCCGCTTTTTCTTTATTTTCGTCATCTACATCTTGTTCCATATTTTTCATATCTTCTTCAGAAAACTTTAGAACATTTCTCATAACCCAATCTTTAGTGTAGTATTCTCCAACATACTGTTGCATCATATCAAGAGTTTGAATACGCTCTTTTAATATTTCACTTTCCTTAGATTCAGCAAAATAATTATCCCTAGCATAATCAATCTTAAAATGCATTTTATGATTATCCCAATCTGAATCGGTAATAATCTTTTTTAAGATAAGCTGTTTCTTTAGAATATTTAAAAATAGATGACTAAATTTTTTACGGAGTCTATCAATAAACTTTTGAAACTTAACTTCATCTCTGGAAATTTCATTTGATCTACCAAGAGAAAATTGTGCTTCTTGTTCTAATCTACTAATAGGAACATTTAGTGCACGATAAACGCGTTTTTGGAAATAAACAATATCATCTATTTGTCCAAGATTTTCTCCTCCTGGTAGAGTAGAGATTTCAGTACCTCTACCACCTTCTCTACGAGGTAACCAAAAATCTTCCAACATAGACATATGTTTACGATCATCTCTTAACTCTCCGTTTTGAGCGTCATATACTAATTTATTACGATACTTTGTCATAATATTTTTCATGTATTCTTCGGCTTTACCTTTTGGTAAATTACCTACATCAATATAAAAAATTCTACGTTCTGGTGCTCTAGCAAGTCTATAGATAACAAGCGAGTCTTCCATCATTCTTAATTGGTTAATTGGTTTAATTGATTTATGTAAATGAGATACTACTTTTTTTCGAGTTTCATCAAGTAAACCGGATGTAACATAACTAATCGAATCAAGGGTAAACTTAACTGCATCTTTCTGTTGACCCGGTTTTTCTTGGTATACATAGTATTCGTTTACACTATCTATAATGTCAGCATTAGTAAGAGGATCTTTTTTCTTCTTTACCTCTTTCATTTTACGGATCTTCATAGCATCAATAAAACGAATATCTTGAATACCAGCTTTTTCATTCTTTTCGTCAACTACCAGATGATGATATATTCTACCATCAACATACCATCTTCTGAATATATCATGCCCGTTTTCTTCAAAGTTTAACATACCTAAAATATTAGTAAATTCTTCTTGTACTTGTTTTTTAATATTTTCTGGAAAATCAACATCCTCAAGTGTCAAACTAATAGGATCAGTATCATCGCTTCCTACAATAGCTTCATTAACAATATCTTCAATAGCATTGTCAACTTCGGGATGTAATGATACACCACGATATTTTCTTATCATCTGATAGTTATCTTTTGCAGCACTTCCATCAATATCTAAGTATTGACCAAAGTGACTACCAGATGCAGTAATGTAACCAGCACCATCGTCATCAGCTTTTGGTACAACTGATTTAATCTTCTGCTGGGCTTTTTCAGATGAATTGGCTCTTTTGATTTCAAATCCAAAGAGTTTAAGTGAATTATCTGCCATAACTATCCTTTAACTATATAAAGGTTAGGGGAATAACTCCCCTAACCAAATTATATTTATTCAACTTTTAAGAAGTTACAAATCCATCAGGAGCGATTGACTCCCAATACTGAATCTGAAATTCTACGCCGAACTCTTCAATTGTATCCACATTTTCATATGATACATCAATTGCACTAATAGAAGTCGGGAAGATACCTCTAAATTTATATTCATAGAGAACAGAACCATCTTTATCTAACTGCTGAACAGCTGCATCAACTTGGTAATCAGCTGGATTAGTGATACCAGTGTTTGCTTGGTGTTGGTTAATACCATTCATCCACTGTTCCATTGATTTTCTAATTTTAAAATCAGTATCATTGATAACAGTAACTGCCCAAGGTTCGAAAGTTCTATCCCCAGCCATTTGCAACTGACGCCCTCTATATGCTACAGGAATAAACCCCATAACAGAAGCCGGCATTTGTGCTGCTTTGATCATGAATGATGCGAGTTCAACATCCCCAGCCACATAAGCAGGGAAACTTAATATTACTTGGAAGAGGTTAGGACGTGCCCCACCACCTCTAAGTTTTGATTTAAAATCATTTACGCCTAAAATTGCCATTTTTATGTACCCCTATTATACTGCGCCGACGACTTCTTCAAAAGAAACGCCAGATCGAACAGCTACAAAATTAAGAGTAATGAAGTTGATTGATCTTGCGGGCTTAATGAAGATATTTGCTATAAATTGATTAGTATCAATTATTTCTGCGGTGTTATTAGTTTCATCGCATACTAATTTAAAATCAGTAATACCTCTTCTGCCCTGAACATTTCTAAGGACTGGTTCTACAATATTTACAAACTCAGCTCTTGTAAATTCGTCATTGAATTCAAAGAGAATATTCTGAGCAGCTGAAGATATTGCTTTTTCAAGAGTAAGGAACAGTCTACGAACGTTAATTCTATCAAAGGCTGAAGGTCTTGAAAGATGAGTTTTATCACCAAATAATGTTACACCCTGACCTGGAAGATTAGCAATTGGATTATATCCAGCTTTATATAGTTCATCTCTATCCGACTTATCAGGATTAAACGCTAGAGATGCAACACCAAAGTATGAACCTCTTCTTGTACCTGCAGGAGAAAACCACGGTGCTGTTTCATTATCTGAAGCAGCCATAATACCAGCTGTTGAAGATGCAGCAGGAATAAACACATAGTTATCATTAAACTTATCATACACTTTAAGATAGTTAGCATCTGCAAATAGATATGAACTACGTGTAAATGTATTACTTGTTTGAGCTGCAATAATAGATGCCCGTGGTGTAGCACTTCCGACTACTGCTGTTCTATTTGGTGAAGTAACAACAACACAGTCTTTTCTAGTGTTTTCAGCAATATTTACCATATTATTAACTACAGTTTGCTGATCACTAGCAGATCCCATACCTGGAGCAATCAAGAAATCAACCGCAGTTCCGTTTGGATCATTTACTGTAGCAAAACCTGTTGCATATTCTGCAGATGTAAGACTACCAGAATTTGAACCATTTACAAGACTTGCAGTATGTACTAATTCACCTGAACCGGCATAATTTTTACCGTTTGCTGTTGCGGTACCTGCATTAGATCCAAATGCCGCTGGCATTGCTGCTATCCAAATATAATTTGAACTTCTAGCAACTACATCAGGAGCATAGTTTCCTGTGCCTTGTGTTGTCTTTGCATTTGAAGCAAGAGAAAGATATGAGAAAGTTTCGAGAACTCTGTTAGGAACTCCACTGAACTCTCCATCTTCATCAATAATTGCTATGTGAACTTCATCATTTGAAGCACCACGATCTGCAGCAAAGCTTGATGTACCAGGCGCGCCGTCAAATAATGAAGCATAAGCCCAGTTAGTAAAGTCTGAATCATCAGCGCTAGCGCCACACATAGAAACTTTCAATGAGTTTCCTAGTTCACCTGGCCACTTAGCAATAGTAATATGATTATTAGCTGCATGACCTGTTTTATCTGTATCCCACCCATCAGCATTTTGTACTACTGGTAAAGTTTCTGGTGTATTTGTGGCATCATATGCGTTAACAGCAACTGTTTCTCTTCCACCACCAGTAATAGTAAATACTGGAGCTGTGTCATATCTATAAGTTCCACCGGAACCATCAGAGTCTGCTACAGTAATTCCATCAATTTCATCATTAGTTGCATCATAATTTAAAGTGAGTGCAGGAGTTACACCAGAATCAGGTGCTGAAATTGTAACTGTTGGTTCTGAAGTATATCCACCATTTGGTGCTACGGCAACTGCTGTGACGATACCGTCGCCATTAAGAGTTGCGGTAAGTACTGCTGGTATTTGTGCACCACCAGTAGCTGTTGAAGTTGTAATTGCTCTAACGACATAAAGATCGTCTGAATATTGTAAGTAACTTGAAGCACTAAGGAAATCTATTGCTCTATCTGCATCAGGATTTCCAAATTTGTTTGCAAGAGTTGCTTCGTTGTTAACGAGTACCGGCTCATTTACAGGACCCCAGCGAAAGTCACCTACAAATGCACCTGTCGATGTTGGTACATTCGGGACTCCGTTAGTAAGGTCTACTTCACGAGTAATAATTGCCGGAGACTCTGATGCTGTATATAAAGCCATGTCTCTTTCCTTTTTTCCATTTTGGTAAATTATAAGCTATTTCATAATACGGTTATGTTCAATTAATAGTATTTATATAAAAAAAAGTTTAGAAGTTTTCGTGACTATATTCTACAGCCCACCCATCACGATCTGGATCATATTGTGGTTGCTGATCTAATCCATCATCTATAAACCCAAATGGAAGTACATCATTTTCAATCTCTTGCATTCTTTCTTCAAACATAAGTTGTTTAATATTAATATCAGTTATTTCATTAAAGAATATGGTTCCACTAAAATAGCTAAACATAATAAAATTCATTACTAAATCGTCATGATTCCCCTGAGATGCTTCATACGACTGACCTTTTGCTACAAAAGTTGATATTTCAAGTATTGTATCTTCATCTACAATTTCTATTTTTTGATTTTCTAATAAATCTTTAAAAGAAGAACAACCAATACGTTTAACTTTTCTAGTCATAAGTAAACCAAGAGAATTTGCTTTTACTGTTGATTCGACAAACATATTTTCATATTCTAGTTCATGATATAATCCATTACAAACAACTTGGCCAGAATCATTTGACTCAATTACTACCATTGCCTGATTGTAGCTTTCCGCAAATTTATAAATAATATTTGGGTAGAGTAATGGAGAGATAGTATTGTTGCGATAGACAGCAACCTGTTTAAACGGATTAGCAGTCACATCGAGTAAATTAAAAGTCGAATAATCTTGACCTCTACCCTTCGCAACATCTACAGTCATTATATACTGATGACCTTTTATAGGCTTTTCATATATTTTAACACCTTCTTTAGTAATCTGAATAGGATCTCTACGTCTTAGAGATAATAGAGTTTCTGCACCAATAAGTGTATCTCCAGTTCCAAAGAAAGTATTACCAAATTCTTGGTCAAATTGTAATTGAGAAGTATTAGCAATAGTTTGTTTTGCCCATTCTTTATCTCTTCCTGGAACATCCCACCAATCTACTCTAAATGATTTATATTCATTTACACCTTGAATAGCACCTTCCCATATTTTATGGAATACATTACCAATACCATTTGCTGTGGAAGTAATAATAACCTTAGTATCTTTACCAGAAGATACAACCGGATATGTAGATGTATAAAATTCATTTGCTCTTTCCACAAAAGCAAACTCGTCAAGATATAGTAAGTTAACAGACATACCACGAATAGAAGAACCAGATGTAGCAGCTGCGACTATTCTTGAATTATTGCTAAATTCTATGGATCCTTTATTAAGTGCTTTACAACCGGGCTGCAAAAAGAACGGTAAATTTTCAAGCATAAGAGTAATTCTACCAAGCATTTCTCTAGCTGTAGCGCCCTTGTTTGCCATCACGGCAATAGTTTTTTCTGGGTGAAATAAAGCAAACCAAAGTAAGTAAGCAACAGACGAGATAGATTTACCAGATTGTCGACAAGCTAAAACAATAGAAAATCTATGATCATTAAAATGCTTAAACATTTTTTCTTGATATGGATATAATGTAAAAGGGACCAAACCTTCATCAAGAGATATAATTTTACAGTATCTTTTTGCAAAATATCCAGCATCTTGAGAGCATTTCATATACTCAGCTATTTCTTCTTGCGTCCATTGTTGTACAACACCATCACGTTTTACGTTTGGGTTACCTAGGTATGATTCATTTTGGTTCATCATTTAATCTATCAGTGATATCAATTACATTATCTTGTTCTTTATTCATATCTTGAAGCATACGTTGTAATTCTACTGTAGAACCAACAAAAAGATTATTATTAGTTGTACCATCAACTGATTTAGGAGTATCTTTTTTATTATAATCTTTTTTCTTTTTATGAAGATCCATAAGACGATCATTCACATCTGATATATTCTTTATCATACCAGAAACTACCTCAAATGCTCTTGGATGTTCAAGCTGCTTAGCAACCTCCATCATCTCCTCAAGAGCGCCCTGACCTTTTTCAATTAAATCGTAGTATGTTCTTCTTGAATATTCAAAATCATCATCTACATTTTCGTGTTTTTCATCACTCATAAATTTACTCCGATTTAACCTGAATCAAAATCTTCTAGTATTGTTGTGGTAAAACCATAATCACTATCTGGATTAATAGATAGTGGATTAGGTGTTGTGGTAATTCTTTGTAGTTTTGGATCTGTTGTAATGCTAAAGTCAATAGCATCATGAATAATTGTATCTGTCTGCCTAATAATACTCTTAGCATCTATCGGACCATAGAAGTTAACAGACATTCCAAAATCTAATGTGTAAATAATTGTTCTTCTACTTTCAAGTGTCCCTTCAAAATCATCACTAAAGTTTACGCCTTGAATTGTAATAGGAACATCTTCAACAATATCTGCATGTGTATCAGTAAATGGTTTAATACTAATTGTATACTGTGGATTAAAATATGGGAGTATTTGTTCTACAACCTGTAAAGCATCATCTTGGTTCTTTGCAAATATATTTAATTGGAATGTAATTTGATATGGGCTTGGAGAAAAGAATTTATCACGTGTTGTGTTAGTAACACCTTTATGATAATTATTTAACTTTGGAAGTTTTCTTTCAGGATCATATCCAATACTTGTAATTTCAAAAGACATTCTTGGAAGTTTTAAAGCAATCTGTGAATTATTTCTTAAATCTGGATTTGTTCTAATTCTTTCAAGATATTTTTCTCTTGGTGCATATGCTAAAGGTACTTTTATCTGACTAATAGATTTGCCAGTCTTATCTTTACGGATAACATAGATGTCATTAAAAAGAGTACCAAATAAAGCAACTGATTTTCTAATTCTTTGATGATAAAAATATGTAAACATTATAAATCCTCTGGATCGCCGAATGGGTTATTCTCAGAGAAATCTAAGAAGTCCAAATCAAATGAGTTTTCTGTAGTATCAAAGATATCATTTTGAGCAAAGCTGCTATCTCCATATACATTTTCATCGATTGTTGTGAGTGTTCTATATACTGTAGTTGCAGAATCTCCGATATATGCAAGAGCACCAGAAATGTTTCTTTGTCTGGTATTTTGTACAACTCCGGGTACAAACATTCCGTATGTTCCGTCACTAGTGCTTATATGAGATACAACTATATAATTCTGAGACTGATTATATTCAAGAACTTCAGCAGTAATTACCTTTCCTCCTGCCAAGGTCTGCTGTACAAATTCCCCTTCCATAAAGTCATATGAAATATTTGAGTTGATACTATCAACACCTTGATTCATAAGTAATTTAAGATTATAACCAGACTTTTCTATATCATCAATTGCATCAATACTTGTATTAAGTCTCTCATCACTATAAGTAAATAGTTCACATCTAAGTTTAAATGTTGGAAGATTACTTAGTTGATAAAAAGGTTGTTCGTGTTCAACATGCATAATTTCAAATAATTTATTAGTCAGAGTAAGATAAATTAAATCCCCTTCTCTTGGTCTAATACTTTCTATTTGATTGTTCATCTGACCAACGACATTAGCCCATCTTTTTCTTGAAACTATAAATGTAGCAGCATCTCTTATCTCAACACCAAACTTTGTGAATAGATCACCTTCTCCATCAAAACCTTCAGTATTTTCAATGTACATTTCTATCTTATGAGCAGAAGAAAATTTAGATGGAACATCTTCACCAAATATAGTATTTTCATTTACTATCTCACGAGGTAAATAGTAAACATCTTGACCATATATTTTTAGGCTCTCTATGATTATATCTTCATAGAGATTTTGTTCGTTTTTGGCTCTTTGATTAAAGTAATGATTTAAAGCCATTTATTATCCTACAAAAAAGTCTGCTGGCATTTCGTGCTCAAGACGCATATTCTCTTCAAGTTTTTCAATGTCTTGCATCGCATCTTCAAAGATTTGTCTACCGTTTAGCATTACGCCGCCCGGTAGTTGCATACCCTCAAATTTAATAAGATTAGCACCCCACTGTCTCTTAATAAGAGCAGTAGTATAGGCTTTTACGAATTTATCATTATACACACTTGTATGTGTATCTGGATCAATTAATTGATAAACTTCAGCAACAATGTAATCTCCAGCTTTTATATCATTATCCTTAAAGTCACCAAAAATATAAAGTCTATGTTGGTGCCTTGAAAACTGAACTTGTGGTAATCCATTTAACTTCATATCAATTAAAGTTAAATATTGCTGTAGTTGAGTATAATATGCAAGATCACCCGCAAAGTTTTGTAGATCAGTAATATCATTAAGCATCATTTGATACTTAACACTGAACATATCAATGCTATTATTACTTGAACTTGAAACGGGGAAAAGTTTAGAAACAATGTCTATGTTATTAGGCATTGTGATATATTCGTTGGTTACATCATCTGCTGTTATAAGATGCTTAAAATAAGTACGAACAGTAGCATCAGAATGAAACTCTTGAAAAAATTCAAGTGCTTCATCTATTCTATCTTCTATTTGATCTGGATCTACATTGATGTCTATAACCGGAGCGCCAAGTCTTCTTAAACAATACTCTGATAATTCATCTCTTGAGGTAACTGCAGCCATTATAACTTTCCTATTAAATAGTATTTGCTACTATTTATATAAAAAATTATTACAACTTAAAATTAACCTTCTATAGCAAGCTAATCAGCCGAATCTAATTCGGATATCCACGTTGTTCCGTTAAATGTGTACTTACATCCAGTCCAATCATCTGGATAATTTGTAATATCTGTATATAGTGTAGAATTGATGTTATTCATATCAGCAATAATAAACTGTGGTGGATCACCAACAATAATTTGGTCAGTTGACATAACTACAGATACACTGTCTTCAAGCAAATACTTAGAAATATTTGTGGATGTTTCTACAATAGTTTTCATATTTACCCTTTTATAATTATTTTATTTGAAGATATAGCTGTGCCAGCAAATACTGAAGGTGTGTCGGGTGATGTACTTAAAGTCCCATCGTTTTGAACAAAATATTGTTTCCCAACAGTCAAGCCACTTTGAGCATCATCTACAGAACCAGCAGTTTGTATGATAGCTGTTTCTCCATTTGAATAAGCACCATCTGAAATGCCTATATAATTAGTAGATGTTAGATTAGTGACATTAGGATTAGAGTTTTGAAAAACTATACTAGTGCCGTAGTCTGAGTTGCTCCAATTTTTAAAAACAACCACAACCTTATCGGAATTAGGATCATAAACAGAGCCGGT